CTGGATAATGTTCAAGGAGAATTTTCATCTGGGGTAGGTAAAACTATTCAATATGTTACAGGTGCTGGTACTACAATACTTAATTATTCTGCTGGAGGAAATGTTTGGTTATCAGGAGCTCCTGTAACTGATACTGATGGACTTCATATTAAAGTTAATCAGAAAAATCATGGAATGTATTTCAATCAGAATAAAGTAACCTTTACTGATGTTGAAACTGATGTTGCTCCTACTCAATTAGCAGCAGATTATGATTCTTCTTCTACTGGTTCTATCATTGTAGATGATGCATCAGATTTTGCTGAATTTGAAGGTGTTGGTGTTGGTTCTACTAACTTAGGTTATGTTAAGATTGGAACTGAAATTCTTTCTTATAGTGGAGTAGTTAATAACACTTTAACTGGTGTTACTAGAGGAGTGGATTCTACTCAAACATTATCTCATAGTGCTGATGATTTACTTCGTAAGTATGAGTTAAATGGTATTTCTTTGAGAAGAATTAATACAGATCATGATTTCACAGATGTTACTGAAAGTAATCCTAGAGGTATGGATTACTATAAAATTAAAGTAGATACTTCTACTAATGGAGTGAATAGATCAGTAGGAACTAGTCTTCCAGTTCTTAAATTTAAGGAAACAAAATCTGCAGGTGGAACTAATGTTCTTTCTACTGAAAATATACCATTTGAAATTTTAACTCCTATAGTTCAAAATATGACTCCATCAGGAACTAATGTAACTGGTTCAATTAGAACTGTTACTGGATCTAGTGTGGATGGTTCTGAAGCTCCTTATCAGGATCAAGGATTTGAAGACATAAATTTATATGGTGATAATTTTATGTCTAGTCCTAGAATAATTGCTTCTAAAATTAATGAAGAAGCATCATTAGTAACTCTTCCTAATAATAAATCATTTACTTTGAGTTTAAATTTATTTGGTACAGATGAAACTGTTTCACCTATAGTAGATTTGGAGAGAATTGGAGTTATTCTTACTTCTAATAGAATTGACAATCCAGTTGATGATTGGATTACTGATAATAGGGTTAATACCTTAAAGCAAGATCCTAATTCATTTGTTTATGCAACAGAACCAATTACTTTGAAAGAAGGATCAAGTTCTATTAAAATTCTTTTAGAAGGTCATATTAATGTAAGTAGTGACATTAGAGCATTATATGCTATTTCAAATGATCCAAATGAAGAATTAGTTTACCAATTATTCCCAGGACATACTAATCTAACACAAACTGGTCAGATTATAGATCCAGCGAAAAATAATGGTTTACCAAGCAAATTTATACCAAAGACTGATAAAATAGCATATCTATCTGAAGATTTGGTATGGAATGATTATGAATGGAATATTGATGATCTTCCTACTTTCAAATACTTTAGTATTAAATTGATAGGTACTGGTACTAATCAGGCACAACCACCTAGAGTGAAAAATCTAAGAGTACTTGCACTTGCATAATATGAAAAAAGTTAAAGGTCATGAACATCTTATTCGTGATGAAAATACTAATGCTATTTTGAATACAAATTCATCTGAGTATAATCAATACTTATCTCTCCGTGCTAAAAGAAAGCAAGGAAGTGAAAGAATAGATAATATGGAGAATGATTTGAAATCTTTAAAAGATGATATTAATGAAATCAAAACTTTACTAAGAGCACTATCTAATGGCTAAAAACACTCTTACTTTTGATCCTAGTGCAGGTGTTGCCTATGGTGTCAATCTCACCATTAATACTGGAGCAGATTTGGATGCTGACTATACTGTAGTTGGCACATCAGGTACTGCTTTTGATTTCACTGGATATACTGGTTCTGCTCAACTTGCTAAGAGTGTGGCAATAGGTTCATCTGCATATGCATTAAGAACTTTTGAAGTTGGATTTACTAGTGCTAAAGGTGGAGAGTTTAGATTATCACTTGGTTCTACTGATACTAGAACTTTATCAGAAGGTAGATATGTATATGATGTTTTAATTGGTTCAGGTTCATCAGTTTATAGAATAGTATCAGGAGATGTGTTA